CCCGGCTATAACGCCCCATGCTGTCGCGCTTGTAGCTGTTGCCTCGCATAAAGCCTTCTGCATCCCATTCGCTTCTACGGCTGTAGCTCTCGCCCATGCAGATCTTGTCGATGTTCTTTATGCTGTGCACAAGCTTGTCGATAATGTCAAGCGCGCCAACGTTTAATTCGCCCTGTTCTGCAATGCTGTCGAGTTCCTCGCAAAGCATATCGCGCAGTCTTTCAAGTGTTCTCATACTCATGTTATTGCTCCTTTCACGCTATTCTGTCAACTATAAGATTTGCATTTGCAAAGTTGACTGCCTGACCGCTCGTGTTCTCTGCTGCTACAGTGAGGCAGCAGTCGCGCGGTACGTTTACATTTGCGGCAACGTAGATATTAAAATAATTCTCAACCGCAGCCGGTGTTACCGTTGCCGTCGCACTGGTAAGCGGTTCGCCGTTTATCGCTAAAGCGGCCGTGATCGCCTCCACGGTGCCGCCGGTAGGTATGGCTATATTCGCGCCAAAGGCAACACGATAACGCGCTCTGCACTGGTTTGTGAGGCCTCTGAGCGTAACAATGCCTGCGCCCTCGCGGTGCACTATGCTGCAATTACCGGCTACCGCAGTCTCGGTAAGAGGTACGTTCTGCCCGGCTGCTACGGTCACGATGTTTGAGTTCGTAAATTCAGCCATCGTTTTCGCTCTCCTTTCCGGCGATACCGAAAGGCATCGACAGCGACATGGTTTTTATCATGTTTTCAAAGTAATCGCCTTTTTCTGTTTCGTTGACAGTCTTGATGATATACGCGAAAGTGTTAAGTTCGCTTACATCGAGCGTGTCAAGATCTACATCTATAAGGTAGTCAATGAATTTTTCTTTGAGTTCTTTGCAAGTTGCCATATAATCAGTCCTTTCATAAGAAATGCGGTGAGGCTATGCGCCCCACCGCTTATCGTTAGTATCGGTAAAGGCCGAACATTTTCGTAAAGTCACGAAAAAGCTAAACTATGAGATTTGTTATGCGCAGCTACCGCATGCCCCGCAGGGTGCAGACGAAGCCCAAGGGTTACAGGTGATGTAAGCCGGAGTCGGGCAAGGCCGCAGCTGAGATACGAGGTAATTGTTCTGCGCAGCCTGCGAAGCCGCAAGCTTGAGGTTCTGGTTCTCGGTCTGCAAATCCTGCATCTTGCTGTTGACGAGGAAATCGAGAATTGCCTTGCTGTTGCTGTTTGCGTTGTCGATAATGTCGCGTGTTGCGTTCTGCACAGTGTTGCGAGTATCGCAAGCCTGCGTTGCCATATCATAACGCACCTGAGCAATTGCCGCGCGGTTCTCGCAGCAGCACTCCTGAGCCTGCATCTGCATTGCGTTCAGCTGCTGCATAAGTGCGGCCTGCTGATTGCAGCGCGACAGCTCGGAAGCGTAGAAGCCGTTTGTGACCGCCTGAGTGACACCGGCAAAGCCGTTAAGCATTCCCGTGTTCATGGCATAGAAGCCGTCACACAGGCCGTTGTTAACGTTGTCAAGCTTTCGCTCGATGTTTGCAAAGTCGGAAGTCAGAACGTATCCGTCCATCACTCCGCCATTGTTACCGCCCCAGCCGTTGCCGCCCCAGCCGAAAAGCACGATGAAAAAGAGGATTATCCACCATCCGTCACCGCCAAAACCGCCGAAGCCGCCGTTTGCTGAGGTTGGTGCAACCGGCATGGTCATTACCGGCGCATCAGAAGAAATCGCCATTGTTTAGTTTTCCTTTCGATATGTATTTACAAATACCCGGCCGGATAAAATGTACCTACTTCATAAGCGCCTGGAACTGTTGCGCAAAGCTCTGCGCTTGATTGAGCTGCTGCTGTGTTATCTTTCCGCTTTGAAGCATTTTTTGCACTTCCTGTTGTGGGTCTCCTTGAAACGTGCTTTTAAATTGCTGAAAGCGCTGCACGAGCTGCTGAAACTGCGGATTAACTCCGCCGCCGAGAGCTTCAAACAAAGGATTACTCATTGCTTACCTCCTTCGGCATAAGCGCCGCAACTTGCTTTACAAGTGCCTCATACTCCGCCCGGGTCACATAGTCCGCAGTCGGCTGAGCCGGTGTGCTCTGCGCTCGTTCCGTGTAGTCAAGAATGCGCATAGTCGGCATGCCTGCCGTGTCAACGGATTTAAGATAGATCGTTTGCCGTTCGCTGTCCCAAAGCGGAACAGTGTTTCCGGCAGCTACTAAATACGCTTTACCTGCCGCCTCTCCCTGCACCCAGATCATGCCCTGCTGTGCAGGCTGCTGCTGTGCTCGCATCTGCGCGAGGTTGTCCATCATAGGCGGCTGATAATATGGTTGCCCATACATGTTGCCGTAACCGTAAGCCATGATTAATCCTCTCTTTCAAAGTAATAAACCGGCACTTCCTCGCCGCTGTCCCACGTGTCGTAGTAATCGCCGTTTACGACGGCCACGACGTGCCCGGACAGTGCAAGGACATAAACGCCGTGCGGATGTTCATCGGCGAAGGCGGCGACTGTGTAGCACTCCGGGCAAGCATCTGGCAGCATGCGCTGTCTAAAGCCGTTGGCTTTGAGGTAACTTCCCCAGACGCTGTTTCCCGAGGGCATGTCGTGCGCTCTCAGACCTTCAACGCACAAAGCGAGATAGGTCTTTTCCCAGTCCGTTCCCATTGCTTTTGCAATTGCTCTCACTGCGCAATCGCCGACGCGCTTAGCGCCCGGATTAGGATTAAAAAACACGAACATTTCGCCGCCTCCCTTTACCTAAAGCTTAAAGCTTTTCCGCTTTCAAAGGGGGTAACTAATGTCCGTGTTATGGGGAAAATGGGCGTAAAAAAAGGGGAGGTTTTGCCTCCCCTCAGCTTTTGAAAAGCCGCTCGTAATTATGTTCGATTTTGGCTCTTGCCGTTGTGATTCTCTTCGAGACGGTTTTTCTGTCAAGCCCTATTTCCTCTGCAATGTCTATCTGCGGTATCTGCTGTATGAAATACAGATCAGCAATCCTGCTGCCCTCGCGTCCGAGATTTGCGCTGTATATTAGCTTTTCCCACTGTTCACGCGGCAGCAGCGCCATGTCCGGCGGCAGCCTCAAGCGAGCCTGTGTCATTTATCACACTTCGGCTTATCGTACTCCATAGCCTGTCTGCTGTCACTTACTCCGGCGGTCGTCGGGTCTGTGACTACGCCGAGAATGGTAAGCACCGCGAACAGCGCGTTTACAACGGCCAGCAGCTTGTCGCCCAGCGCGTCAAGCTTGAGATCGATGCCGAACACCGCCGCCACTACCTGAACAAGCAGCAGCACCGCCGGAACGAGCGCGAGCCAAAAGGTTTTGTTTTTAAGTCTTACGGTCCAGTTGATTTTCATAAATGTGCCTCCTGTTGATGATGATGATTTTTCATGTCGTCTTCAAGATCGCTTATGCGATGGTTGATTACCTTAATCTGTTCCTCCAGCACAGGCATACGCTTTGCAAACTTGTTGTGCTCCCTGACCTCGCGCGTAAGCTCGCCCACGCGCTCTTCCATTACCGCCTGTGATTTGCTGTTGCTGATAAGTACGCCGATGAGCGTTAAAACGCCCGTTATGATAGCGACTATTATGCTCTCTGCCATGCTTTATTTCTCCAACATCATTTCAATCATTCTTTTGTTGTATATCGTCACCCTGAGCATATCCTCCGTCAGGTCGATAACGCCGTTGCCCTTGCCCTTGATTATGCCGTCCTGCATGAGCTGCCTGACGGTGTCGCGGTAAAAGCCCTCCGGCACATCCTCGATTTTGTTCCATCTGACCATTTCTTCATCCTCGCTTTCTGCTGTATATTTCGGCCTGCCGAAGCCGTAGACCGTGCCGCCGAGATACCGGGTAACGCGCTGCACGGCGTTGCCGTAGTTGCCCTCTATGGTAACGAACGTGTTGCCGTTTACGCTTTCAACAATGCCCGTGTGGCAGGGCAGCCCATCGCGCGTGTCTTTCTGGAAATACTGGTCGCCGACTTCGGGCTTGGTGAAAAGCCTCGCCTGAGCCGCGTAATACTTCGCCCAGCTGACGCAGCTTGCGCCATATTGCCCGGTAAGGCACAGCGTTTTCTTTGCCGCGTTACCGGCAATGCGCCAGAAGCACCACGCTACAAAGCTTGTGCACCACTCATAGCCGTTTTTGGGCGTATTCCAAAACTTTGCCTTGTCCAGCTCCGCCTGAAACATCGTGAAGTTGCCTCGTCCGGCATTATCCTCAAAACTGTATAAGTCCTTGTCCGATGCCTTTTCCTTATAGCCTATGTACTTTGCAGCCAGCTCAAGCACCTGTTTTGCGGTTATGTCCATCATACTTCCTCCCACGCACTTGGCAGCGCGGCGGCATCGTGAACGCAGTTGTCCTGCTTGCAACGATAGACCTTGCCGTCTGCGGCCTTGTAGCATTCGTCTTTCATGTACATTCCCGACGTGCCGTTGGCATCGACCCACGGTTTCGCCTTTGCCGGGTCTGTAGTGTGACATAGCCCCCATAGAGCGCGAAGGGTGGACGGTCTGCCGCTGTAGTTTGCTGCGTTGTGGGGCTGGATAAGCTTCCACACCTGACCCTCGTCGGCCACCGGCGTTCCCACGGGGCATGCACTGTAGTCCTTCGTCGCGTCGAAATCTGGCACGGCGATTTCTGCGGCGATAATTTCAGTGCCGGTCATGGTGTTCGCCTTTGTCCTTAGCGCTGCGGCATCGTCCGCGCCTTTTTCTTTCATTTTTGCGATCGCTTCATCCTTAGTCATATGCTGTTAACCCCCTCTCTGTAGGCTGCGTCGAGTGCCTCCGGAGTTATGCCCGATATGGGGACTATCTTTTTCGATGTCGGCAAGAACCAGTAGTAATACTTATTATCTTCTACGAACGTTCTAATTGGCGTATTCACACTGTAAATGCAGGTGTAATCACCTAATTCAAAGCTGATTAAACTGCCAAACGTTGTAGGCTCGGAAGTCTTTACTGTTAAAAGCAGATGCCAAGTGTTATTTATCTGTATGTAGCTTTCCGCATAGGTCATGTATTTCGCCCCCTTTAAATGAACGTATAAGCTCCCGAGGAATTCGGTGAAGCGCTCAAACGCGTGTTTGAGAATAGTACACTAAAGACCGGGACATCACGATATGTTGTTACCATATCCGAGTGAGGTGCTTGGCCGGTGTTGAGAACTGTGGAAGCATAAGCTGAGTTCGAGCTGGGATCGCGTGTCCAGTAGGCTACCGCCGTTGAAGAGTTTTGACGCTGCATTACTCGCTTTTGCAACGCCTCGGCTTCCTCGCCGGATAAAAAATAGTCTAATTTAGCGCCGACTGTGTATGAGAAATCCACGCCGAGCTCCGCAAGTGATGGAGCGAACAGTTGAGCGCTAACCTTTAATGTGCTATCAACTTTGCCACCCTTAGATTTGTAAGGGACATTAACTGTCCTTATTCTACTTAGAACATCTTCTGGATAGTAAGTTTTAATAGCATTAGCTGCGTCGACCGAATAGCCGCCATCAGCGCTGGGCTTAGCGTCAAGTTCTGCGCATAATGCACTTGTGCCATAAGCTACATATGCCATTGAGGCTACATTCCACCGAAATCCGTTACTATGATTTGCTGTAGTGTAAAATGTCTTTTCCGACATTATCCATGTGCCATCGGCAGTATCATCATAATCTGACGAGTCTGGTTTGCCTTGGTGCACGACAATATAGTTTGTTGCAACGCCGTCAACAGGAAAAACAATTCGAGTGCCTATAGGCAATTGATAAGCGTACGTACCCAGAATTGCTGTAAGACTTGCTGTACATAGCGATGTCTGATACTTCTTTTTCGCGTTATAGGCAAAAGCGCGGTAGTAGTAAGTTGTTCCGGCGGTTAGCCCGGTGTCGGTGTAGGTAAACGCTGTGCCCTCGTACACCACAGCGCCGTCGTTTATGCTCGTGGGAATACTCCCTACCTTGCGTACAATGCGTACACCTACGAAACTGCTATCTTCGTCCTCCGATGGCGCTGACCATGTAAGCGTAGCGCCTAAATTCTCTGGTGTAGCTATAAAATTTTCAACCTGAGGGCACAACTGCGGAGTGCCTCCTCCACCGCCTGCATGATTGATAAGAGGCATTACAAATCCCTCCTGATTATTAATGTCACCGGGATATCCGTTGTCGGCTTATCGCCCAGCGCGACGAGCTGAATGCTCCCTGCCGCCTGTGTGCCGCCGACGATCATAGCGCCCGACAGCGCCTCCAGCTGCGCCTGTGTTATGCCGTTGTTCTCTCTCGGCAGCAGCTCCACCGCTGATGTTGCAGTGATGTTGGAGTTGCTGAGCGTGTATTTCTTCGCGGTGCTCCACCCGGATGCAGATAACGTTGTGTTGACCTTAGTGCTCTTGGCCACTTTGGCGTTCCACACCGCTCGTTCCTCGGCCGTAACATGCTTGACCGTGTCCGATGCGTGGGCGTTGAGGTTTGATTGCACATTAGCTGCCGCGCCGCCGGTCTCCTTACTGTTCCACGTGCTCCGCTCCGCTGCCGTGACGTGCTTGACCGTGTCCGTTGCGTGGGCGTTGAGGTTTGATTGCACCTCGGCCGCCTTTGTCTCTGCCGTGCCCTGCGAGTCTGCTCCGACCATTGCCGCCGTGTAGTCGCCGCTCTTGGGTACGACAGCGCCCGAGCGCCCGTTGAAGCTCGCCACGCCGCCGCCAGCCGCGCCCTGAGCCGCTTTAGCCCAATACTTCGCGTTGTCGGTATCCTCGCCCTCGCGCGTTCCCGTGCCGCCTACAGCCCAGCTCTTGGCCATATTGCCGCCTGCCGTAGCCGTTGCCGCCGCGCTTTTCGCGCCGCTCTCGTATTCTGCCGCCGCCGCTGCGGAAGCTTCGGCGGCGCCCTGCGCATCTTCGGCTTTGCTCTGGGCAGTCTCAGCCTTGCCCTGTGCGGCCTGCGCTGCTGCCTGAGCTGCTTTCGAGGCATCTCGCGCGGCCTCTGCCTTGCTCTGCGCGGTTTCCGCTTTGCCCTGTGCGGTCTCGGCTGCTGCCTGTGCCGTCTCCGCTGCTGCCTGCGCATCCTCGGCTTTGCCCTGTGCGGTTTCTGCCGCTGTCTGCGCGTCCTTTGCCGCCTGTGCCGACTGTGCCGCCGCCGACTGCACCTGCGCCCAGATGGGCAGTGTGCCGGTCGATACGTCCTCATATCCCTCATAGCCCTTGCGTATCTTGCCGACCGTCGCCCACACCGTAGGTATCGCGACCGTGTTGGCGTTGTCAGCACCGTACACGCCGACCATGAGTATCTCGTCGCTTTTCTCAAGGCATTCCTGCGGAATGGAGCAGACGTTGTTTTCCCAATACGAATCGAGCACGACCTTTGTAACGTCGCCTGCCGTGAATATCGCGGTTCTGCTTATTCCCGAATGCCAATCGGCTGAAAACTCGAATTTTATCTTTGCATTTATCATGCCGCTGGTTAAGGTTTCGTTTTCCGTCACCGTCGCCAGCGCTTTGCCGATCATGATTGTTGTCAAAAGGCTTTTCCTCCTTTTTTGCTTCTTGATTTCAGCATAACAAAAGGAGGCAGGGCTTATTAAGCCCCACCTCCGCATGTTTTTATTTTTTTAGCCAACTGTTACATTTTTCGATAACTTCGTTGACGCTGCCATAAACGCCGGTTGCATATAAAGCTCTGCGTATCTTCTCGCGCTCTTTATTGTCGCCGTTTATGTACGCCTCTTTGTAACGCCGAGTGAGCGATGACTTGATGTTTTTCTCTTCAACGCCGTGTTCAGTCAGCTCATCGACTGCTTTCTTGATATCTCCGCCGTTGTCGATAGCATCGTAAAGCTTTGTGTAGTTGGAGGTCGTATCATTTTTCCACTTTTCGACCTCGAGCCATGCCTCACCCTCGTCCATACCGGCATCGTCCTGCAAAGCCGCTATTGCTTCATCGTCGGTGAGATATCCGTCGTTCCACGCATACTTCACAGCGCCCTCTTTACTCGGCTCATACGACCTTATCTTGTCGCTTGCAAAAGCATTATAAAGGCTTACACCCTCACGAGCTATGTTGTACAGCGGTATTCCGGTGATCTTGGAAAGGACATTGACCACTTTGTAATATCCGCCGAACTTCGTATATCTTGAGTCCTCGCCTTTTTCGCGTATTTCTCGGAAAATCTCAAGTGCTTTCAGTGAAGAATTGATTATATCGGTCAGCGGTATATCCGTACCGTTGCCGTATACCTCCACGCCGAACCACTTTTTATCCGCGTCATCAAGCAGCTTCTTTGTGATATCCCATACATTGCTTGCGTAAGGGAAATAGGTAAGAGGGTTAAGCTCATCGGCAAGCTTTATGCGCATTGCTCTTGTCCACTTCTGCCCGAACGTGCCGTATTCGTCATCGTCGCGCCACGCATCCGCGAGAGAGGCAAGCGCCGAGTTAATGACTGCGGCTACAGCTACGACTATGCATGTTTTGCTCAGCCTGCTGTAATCCGAGGGTTTGAGTTTTATGCCCTTTGCCTGTTTCATCTGGATGTCGAATATCTCGCTTGTTACAAGGCTTGCGGTCGTCATAGGCTCTGACATGAACGAGGTAAACAGTCTTGCGCCCGAACTGCGGTTTCTGGAAACCTCGCTCTTTGTAAGCACCGTATCAACGACCTGAGTGTTATAAATAACATTCTCAAACACTTTGCTTACTTTCGGGAAAAACTCTGCATCGCTTTCGCTCAATCCTGTCTCTCTGCGCACCTGCTTTTTTGAAGCATCCCACAGCGCCGCCCATGTGACCTTGTCTGCAAACTCAGCGCCTTTCATGCCGATTTCGTTTATCTTGCTTATCGTGCCCTGACTATGCTTTATAAGCTCCTGTACGCCTCTGCTGACGTTGACATCGTAGAAGCCAAGGTCTTTCCAAAGTGCTATGCCGGAGTGCTTGTGCATTTCCTCAATGTTTTGCTTGGTGCTTATACCTGCATAGTTTTTCAGACTCGATATCAGGTCTTTCGGGTCAAGATAGAGCGCCGCTCTTACTATAGCCGACGGCTGCTGTATCATAACTCGTGTGTTGTACGCGACCGCTGCTCTATTGACGCGGTTTATCATCCTCGAGTTAACGCTGCTGTCTCCGCGCCCCTCTGCGCCGTTGTACGCTTTGATTATGCCGGTAACAAACTGCTCTGCAAAGCCTCTGCCGTTTTTATCTGAGCCGAACGCTCTGCGCATCTCGGTACGCAGTGAAGCGGTAACGTTGCCTCCCTCGTCGCGTACTTTGATGTTGAACCACTTTGTCATATCCAGCAGCGGCAGCGCAAAACTGCGATACTGCGCCATCTCCGACATATGGTTTGCAAACACATCAAAGATATCGTAAACAACGATTGACTGATTTGCTTTTGCGCTCGTTTCTTTTGTAAAGCCCATATTGAGAAGCTGATAGAGGCTTGCGTTGTCGGTCTTTTCGTCAACCTTGCTGTCTGTTTCGGTGGTGTCTATCTTTATGGGGAAATAATTCTCATCCTTGAACATTTCCACATCAAAGCGCTTTCTCGAAACATAGTTGCCCCATTCGCCGCCTCGCTCGACCATGAAGCGCTGCAACTTATCGGCGACCTCTTTCTGCCGGTCTGTAAGCTCGCCGAACATTTCGTTAAGCTCAGCGTCAGTGAAAACGTGCTTTTCTTTGTCTGTTTGCAGATTAAACTTGCCGTCCTTGAAATTGGCAACCCTGAAACCGCCCGAGTCAAGGTGCTGTTTTGCCTGTGAGCGCTTGTTAAGCTCGTAAAGGCTCATGAGCTGCGCAGAAGTAAGCTTTACGCGCTGATCACCAAACTTAAACTCATGAGTTTCTTTCGCCCACTGCTTGACCTCTGCCGTAGTGTATGTGTCCTCTGCGAAGTCTATAACTTCTTTTGTGAGGAACGCCATGGTGTTCTGACCGCCAACAAATTCCTGATACATGCTTTCTCCGCCCTTGCCGAAGCGCTTGAAAACATGCGCCGGTCGCGAACTCTCCCACATGATCGCCTGGTCAAGTCGGTTCGCCGCGAGCTTACTTGTGAATGCCTTTGTTTTTGTGTACTCTCTGAGCGTTTCAATATCCGATTCACCGGCTTCATAAACGTGCTGAAAAGTCGCGTTTTGATACAGTCTGTTCATATCGGTTATTGCCTTTTTCATTGTTTTGACAATATCCGATAGCTCTTTGAGCTGTCCGGAGGTCATATCGTTTATTGTGTACGTTCCCTTGTTGTTTCGTGCAAGGGTATTAACGCTGCTAACAAAGTCCGCAAGCTGCGTTTCAAACTCAGGCGGTAAGTCGAGATCGCTGTATCTGTCCTCTCCGACCTTGCTGTCGGCGATATATCTTCTGAGCCTGTCGAGACTGTCGATATACTTCATGTCCTTTATTGTAGGAGCACCGCCGCCGAGCTGCTGAGAGCTGGTAAAGTCTATAGCAGATATGAAGTCTCTGACCGTGCTTTGAAGCTGACCGGGGATATGCTTGAGCGTATTCTTGTGATCGGGATTGAGCAGCCATTTGGACAGCGTGTTAACGTTTTTCTCTATCTGCCCTTTGTAGCGGTTTCTGAGCGCGGTTTCCTTGCGCTTGCTGTCAAGCCGCGCCACGCCCTCTTTGAACCGTTGAAGCTTAACCTCATTGCGTTCGCGTTCTTTTTTGACCGCGTTCTTTATCCTCTCGGCATTGTCCGCTTTGAGCTTTGCTTCTCGGGAGGCGGCTTTGTCTGCCATTGTCGGCGCGGTCTGGCGCACTTGGTTGCTGAGCATGCTGTCAATTATGTAATTGCGCATATACTCCGCCGCTTCCTCGGCATAGTAACCGTTCGGGTTTGCGTACTGCGGCGCTGTACCGTCGAGCACTTCTGCAATGCGTTCGAGTTGATTGGCAGGGTTAATAATGTCCTCGGGGAAATATCCCTCGCCGAACATGCTGTTAAGCTCTGCATACACGCTATCAACGCTCAAGCCGTTTTTGCCGAACATAATACGGCGTTTGTAACTGTTGCGTATGCTTTCAAACTCCGCCGAGCCGTCATCCTTGAGCTTAACTCTCTTGAGATAATCCTTGAGTCTGTTGTGTGTCTGAACATCGTCCTCGTTGACTATCGTGGTGGCGTTGCTCACAACGTCCTCTGCGATATCCTGTGCCATTTCCGCAATGTCGGTATAGCGCAGCTCCTTCTCGTTAAGGATATGCTCGCCGAGATTGCTGAGCCGTTCGGTGATATCCTGCGGCTTGAGGTCTGATTCGCTCATGTCGATGACTTCTCGTGCAAGGCGGTTCACGTCGCTTTGGCGCACGGTCTTTACCTTCGTGCGCTGCGTCTGGCCTTTCCAGTAGTCAACGCGCTTTTTGAGTTCTTTGTTCTGCCGCCGCAGCTCGGTAATGCTCTCCGGCTCTCGGGAAAAATGCGCATCCGGCACGTCATTTGCGATCTTCATTCGGGCTGCATCGTCTCCGGCTCTGTATTCTTCGACGGCATTTATTCCTGCTTCTTTAAGTGCCTTGCGCAGCGTATCCGACGATGTGTCGGGGATAATGACCTTGCGTATCTCGTCGAAGCCGACCACGCGTTCAGGCTTTGCCTCGAAGATGTTGACCGGCATATTATTAACGTCAAACAGCAGCGCAACTATATCGCTCGCCATTTTATCGGTAAGCGGATAGTTATACTTCTTGAAAAGCGCTTTCACGTTCGCGGGGCTAACATATTTAAGCTCCGTTGCCTCCATAAACACTTCGCCTATAGAGTCCAATTCCATAAGCTCGTTACTGTAGCCGCTGTGGGGAACGAGGTTATAAATGTCGTGCATGAGCTCGGAAAGCCTGCTGTCAAGCGCATCGGATATTTGGCTTGCTTCCTCCGCTGTCAGGTGCTTCAGGCGTCCTTCAAGCTTGTGCATATCTTCGACGCTCTTGAAGCGCTCGGCAGTACCTGCACGCAGACTTTTAACGCCGTGGAAGCCCATAACGTTTCGTGAGTTTCCGTCGCCCTGCGAAGCCATTGCCTTTACTATGCCGTCAAGTGTATTCGGATAATGCGTAGCCTTGAAGCTTCGTCTATTTCCGCTTGAAGTGTAATAATCTTTGTTGTTATAAAAACCGCTGTCCTTTACTGCGTCGCCGTACAGGTCATTGAGCCACTTAATATATTCGCCGCTGTCAACGGCTTTTCTTATAGCAATGTTTGTCGCGTCAATATCGACTTCGGTTTTTCGGGTCTCAGCACCATCCTTGAGATATTTACGCGCATTGGTTGCTTCCTTGATAAGCTCTGCCGGTTTCATTGCATCAACTACGGATTTTGCCGTTTTCGCATCAATTCCGTCTTTGGTGTAATACTGCTCGAACGCCGCTTTAAGCGCATCTCCGTGCTTTGCAAACCATGCCTTTCGCGCAGCGAATGGAGCTTCATTATGTTTTGCAGCCATGTCGTTGAGAACATCCGCGCCGAGCGTGTTTATCAGCGCATCATATACCTCGATCTGATTATCCGTAAGCCGCGTTATCGTTTCGGTTTTCACCGATTCAACAGGCGTTCTGCCGGTGTCAGCAAGGTATATCTGCATCATCCGCGTGTCATCGGCAAATTTATCTATTAGCCCCTCCACGCCGCCGTATTTCGTGAGTGTGTCATCAAGGTAATTGGCAGACTCATATAACGGACTCACAAAATCATGACCATGTTTTTTCTCAAGCTCGTAATATTTGCGTCGTATTCTCTGAGCCGCCTTTTCGTTTGCCTCGTATTCCATGCGCGGGAAAAGCGGAGTCCATGCATCTGCTGAGTAAACGGTGTTGCGCCTGTCAAACTTCGGGTCAACTGTTTCCTTGCCGAAAACGACGGTGATATTGCCAAAATTCGTGTGCGGTATATCGCTTTTTGTTATTGCGATACTCGGCATCGGAAAACCGCCGAGTTTGAGCGTTTTCAGAAGCTTTGTCTCGTCAAGATTGTGCAGCGCGATAAGATTTTTCTTCTGCTCTATCGGCGCTTCCATGGAAAATTTCTTGACAGCGGCATCAGCAAATGATACACTACGGATGAGACCAAACTTGGTTCCCCCGAACGGCGTAGAGCGCCCTAAGGCATTGAACCATGCTTTGGTTTCTTTTTTATTCTCTCCGAGGTAAAGGATATTGCTGTCGTTTAAAAGTTTATCTAAATTGTGAGAGCGTGAGCCCACACTTCTTATTTTGTTAACAAGCGTAATGCTGTTACGCCTCTTTGTAGAATTAACGCGCAATGCAACTACTATAGGGTTACCATTCGCATCAAATACCTGACCAAAAACCATAACTGTATTGTCATATGATTCTGATATTGCAATAGGGTGCTGCAAAATCTCAGGTATTTGTTTAATAACAGATTTCGTGATTTCTCCTTTTTCAAGAAGTTGTTTTGCGGCCTTACTTTGGTCGAACCAAATATCTGTATTTGGTATTCCTACTTTCAACAGCGGTTCAGAAACTCCGCCGACTCTGAATGCACCGCCATGGTCTTTGCCGTCCCACTGGTCTATCTGTCTGGCAAAATACTTATCTTCTGCTTGCCGCGAGAACATAACCCCGCTCTTCGGCGGTGCTCTGCCTTTGTTCGCAGTCTCGGCGGTGTGCTTGCGGAAGCTCTCCTGTACCTTGCCGTAGTTTGCGCTGTCGTGCTCCGTTCCGGCAAAGATGTTTATCTTGCCCAGCGCGTCGCAGCACATTTCCTCGAACGCCTCGGCCTTGCTTATCGTGTCGCCGTATGCGTGTCTGTAGACCTCAACAGCGCTGTTAAGCTCTTTCTCCGAGAGGTCTGAAAGCATAGCACTGCGCAACTCGTCAAGGCTTATATCGCCCTGTGCGATTGCCGCGTGCCCCATCTCGTGGCGCATTATCTGCTCTGCGGATATGTCGGGATGGTCTGAGCGCACCATAACGGTCTTGCTCTCGGTATCGACCATGCCTCTGAACTCGCCGCCGCTGCCCTTGATATTGCCGCCCTCGAAATATGTGACGTTATAGCCGTAGCTTCTTGCAAGCTCACGGCCTTTTTTCATGCTCTCGGTGTCCTCACCGGAGTAGTAGACGTTCTCCTGCTCTACGCCGTTATAGACTACTTTTTGCCCAGTTTTGCCTTGAGCTGCGCTATAACCGCTTTGTCTGCCGCTATCTGTTCCGGCGTAAGCTTCGACTGCGCCTCTTTCCACTGAGGGTATTTGTCCTTCGGTATTCTGACCGTTAAGCCGTTGGCCGCTGTCGCGTAGACGTACTCCATTCTCGTTTACCTCCTGTGTGTTTATCTGGTTGTTTACCTGTGTGCTTACATTATCGCCCTGCACCGCCGCATTGTCAACCGCCGCCTGAGTTGTAGATGCACCCATGTTATAGGCTATCTCCGCCTGTGCGCGGTTCAGAACGGGCACTTTGATAAGCGACTCTTTGTTCGCGCCCTGCTGCCCCATCTGATACACAGCATCAAACGCCATTTCAAACGCCTCGGGAGACTCGACGGGGGCGAGATCGTATGTTCTGCTTATAACCTCCGGGGAGACCGTATATCGCTCTGCCATGCTGTTAACAACGCTGTTCTTTGTCGCCGTTGTGCGGATGTTGGCAACTGCGCCGCTCCCGGTCATGGTATTCACAGCCTGCTGCATTACCGGGCTGCTGTCTATGATGCTCTGCTCCGCTCTCGTCAGTTTTTGACCGCTTGCAGCCTTGGCAATGACCGTCGCGGTGTTATCGTCAACAAGCGTACCGCTGCGCTCAAGAGCATTTCGCACTGCCGGCGTGTCTCTCTCAGCCGTTATAAGCTGTTCAAGGTTGGCTGTTTCCTTGTCGCTCAGGTTTCTGTTGCCTCTCTTTGCGCTGTTGTCAAGGATGTTCTGATATTCTGCGGCGGTCAACTGTGCCTGAGAACCCTGTTCGGATGCAATCCCGGCGTTTACAAGCTCGCGCTGATAATTTTCATACGCTCTCTGCTGCGCGTTCTCGGCGCGATACTGACCGCTTATAACGTTCGTTCCTGCGCCGAAAAGGCCGAGAGTGCTGCCGATGATGTAGTCCTCGAGCATCTGCTCTGCGTCCATGTCCTCGCCCAGGTCAGACCAATCGCCCTTGCCGTCATCCAGCTTGAGCACACGGTCTGCAACAGGGTTCAGGATATCCGAGAGGACTTCCTCTAAGCCTTCTTCGTTCGCGCCGACAATGACCTTGAGCGCCGTGCGGCCTTTGTCCGTCTTTGCCAGTCGGTTTACAAGACCGTTAACAAGGCTCTCGTTTCTGATAATGCCCTTGCCGTATGCGACTTTGGAAGCAGCGCCGAAAAGCTTCTCTGTAAGCACTTCGATTGCCGCGCTCTTGAGGCCAGAGGTAAACTGGTCATTGATATCAAGGCCGTTGTTTCTTGCCTCCTGCGCTCCGCTTCCTGCCGCTCTCATTCCCATTGCCACAAGACCTGAGCCGGGGAGAATGGCGTTCATAGCCGCGTCACCGGCAAACTGCAAGCCTGCAATGCCGAAGTCAACAACGCCCTGTCCGAACTTGCCTAAGCCCTCTTTTGCTATCTGCTGATACTCATTCGAGCGTGCGGCAAGCTCATCGGCGGTGTCAAAATTCTTTTGCCCTGCTCCTGCAAGCGCTGCATAACCGCGCTCAAAGGCCTTTTGGCTGTCCTCATGCTGCTTCTTGAGACCGCCCTCGCGCGTGTTTATGTCCTCGCCGTTGAGCATTGCGTCATATCCGGCTTTAAGCCTTGCGCTGTCCGCTGCATCTCGCGCTTTTGTCTGCGCGTCCTTTTCTTTCAGCAGACCGAAAAGGTTTGAAAACGCGCCTGCCGTGCTGTATATTGCAGCGTTCGCCGTAGCGTCAAATCTCGTTGTTTTTGACGCGCCGTAATCTCCCGCGCCCAAAGCGCTTATCTGCCCCGGCTTGCGCTCGCTGCTTTTTTTGCCGTAAGATATAGCGTCGCTGCCCTTGGTGAGCTTTTTGGCGTTCCCGGCTTGCTGCAAAGCAGCGAAAGCAGGGTTGTTACGAGCAAGAACTTCGCTCACTTCGGGCAATTGTCCTCTATTCTTACCAACTTTGGATTTAGCACTGTTTGTGCCGTAACCCTTGGCGATTGCCTGTGCTTTCTGGGCATAGGCTTTTTCGGTCTTTTCGCGCCCTGCTTTTGCAGCAGCCTCTATCTGCTCTTTTGTAAGATTTATTTTCTTCGCCATCTTTAACCTCGCTGAACTTACAAGCTGATATTTGCCTGAGATTTAAGCTTTCGTTTGAGAACATTTATATCATCATCGGTTAAACTCGAGTTTTTATTCCATGCATCGACGAGCGAATTAAGGCTGTTATAGTTTTCGCCGTTCCATGTGAAAATGCCCTCGTCAGGGTCAAAATTAAGCTGACGAACTTTTTTTACTGAAATACTTCCATCTTTGTTTACCTTGAAGTCTTTGCCACTCGGATACCTATTTCCCCCGCCGCCTGAGCCGCCGCTTCGTGCCGCCGTCTGAGCCGCCGCCTGCTGCTGATAGTAGCTCATGAGGGAGTTGATATATGACGGGTCATAGCCTGCCGTGCTTATAAGCGCCTGAGAGGGCGTGCCGCCGGCTGCAATGATTGCGTCTATCTGGCTCTGTGCAAGCTTCTGGGCATCCTGCCGCCTGTTGTAATTGCTCTCGCTCAGCTGCATGTCCTGATTCCACTTGTCGATAAGCTTGTTGTATTCCTGCTGATCAAGCGTGTTGTTCATGTTCCAGTTGTTGAGGAACCGCTCATAATCCGTTGCATCCGCGCCGGAAACGAGGCCATACAGGTTGCCGAGATTGCTTATGTTATCCTGCTGCTGCTGATATGCCATGCTTGCCGCAGCCGCAGCCGCCTGATACGCCATTTCGGCATTCGCGACTTCCTGCTGGTAGCGCTGGAAATCGACCTGATCGCGGTCAATGTACATGCCATAGAGGTCTTTCATATTCTGCCCTTCATCACGATATTTGCCGTATGCTCTGTCGTAGAACTCGGGCAGCATCTCCGTTACCTTTTGCAGATACGCATTGTACATCTGCTGTCCTACGGCCTGTGAATAGGTCGAACCATAACCTCCCGTGAGGGCTGCTGCCTGCCCCATTGTATCTTCCATTGCAAGCTGTCCCTGCTTGGTGTATAGGTCTTTATACTGCTGATACAGCGGGTCAAGCTCTTCGTTGTAACTAAATTCCTCACGGTTGAGCAGTTTATTCAAAAGCTCGTCTATCTGCGCGTCATACTGCGGATTGTACGTCGGTGCAGAATATCCCGGCATGGAAATAGTCGGAGCATTAGTTATTGCATCGGTAATTGAACCAAGGATTTTGTCCAAATCTTCGGAATACTTAGAGTTGTAATCCGTCGATGGTGTGTGCCGCTCGGTTTCGGTGGTAAAGCTATATTTATTGGTGCGCGGCAAATTCATGTTGTTCGTGTCGATTTTTTCGTTTCTTGCCTGCTCCGTTTGCCTTGCTCCGGTCATATCTCCGGCGGCTGCCTTTGCCGCGGCGGTAAGGCCTAAGTCTGCGGCGCTGGTGTAAGTAATTCCGTTACCGTAAGTTATATTAGACGCACCTGCATGAGGGTTTTTGCCGACGTCGATGTTCAGCCCTTCGCCGTTTATTTTTGCTTTTCGTCTGTTGTACGCCTCATCATACGCCGCCCAATCTCCCTTGGCCGCCGCTTCGTTCATTTTCGCTTTATAGTCAACACCGTTTTCGTATGTAATTACAGTGCCGTTTTCATTTGTCCATGATTTTAATTTAGCCATTTATCCCTCCGTTAATCCTGTGCTTTTCCGACTGCTATGTACATCACCGTGCAGCTCCCGGCCTCGTCCGCTTTGGGAAGCGAGGCGGTAAAGCCGGTCTTGCTAACGTTGTCGGATTTTATCGTTATATTGCGGTCTGAAAACGGCTGAGAGCAGATAACAACGGGCTTGTCTGCAAACTTCGCCTTGCTTCCAAAGCTCACGCTCACCGACGTGTCGCTCTCTGTGCCGTATGTCATTTGGAATGTGCCGTAAGCAACGTTGCTGTCGGATGAGACCTCGGCAACAACAACGCTGCTGCTCGTGCTCGTCTGGCTGCTTGTGTCACTTGCCGCGCCCTCGACGTTCAGCCACACCGAGAGGCTTTCGGCGAGCTGAGCCGTATATCGGTGCAGCTGAGTTACCTTTTCCTCGGATGTGCCAAAAATTCGAGGCGGCTGAGGTATTACTATCATTTGATATCCGTGCCTCCCTCAAACTGTTTGCTGAAGCTGTATAGCCGCACCGTGCCATGACCCGAGAGCTTTATTCTGAAATGGTCGCAGCGCTTAGGCTTGACAGGAACCATGAATGTTGTCGTGCCCTGTCCTTTTATGCGGCCTTGCTTTTCCCAAACGCCGGAGCTGTCGTATTCGATGTAGATCATCATCTCCGAGCCTTTGGGCAGCATCATGCGCAGATTAAAGCGGCTTATGTACTTCTGACCGGTGTAGTTATAGCCCTGCAAGCCCGTTATGGCTTCCCACTCAAATGCGGCTTCTTCATTGCCTGTTTTCGTGTAGTCGGATATAAGGTTTATTGCGTATCCGTTGCTGTCCTCGGTGACGAAGAATGTTTCATTGTTAATCGAGAAGAATGCGAGCGCGTGCTTTTCATCTTCCTTGTGCCACAGTCCGCGCTTTGTGTCGTACACGAACAGCGACCATTTGCCGCTTGTGTCTTTGAGGGATAGATAATACTTGCCGTTTGCACTGCCGCCCTCGGCCGCAACGTAATACACGTTACCGAGCGGCGCGCCGATGTCATATGCCTGAGTGCCGTCAAACGCCATCACGCCGCCGCGAGACTTGTAATAGCAAACATCATCTATCACAGTGACCGAACCGCTGCACCCCGTCTGAACGCCCTGCACGGTCTTATCTATGATTTGATGTGCGCCGGAGCTGGATATATAGACCTTGTGATAACAGTTTTCCTTGAAGAAAATCAGGTTGCCGCCGATGTTTGCCACGCCTGTAAAAGCGCCCGGAGTGCCTATAGATGCACGGTATGCGTCGGTGCTAACGCCCTTGTAGGTTGACCAACGGGTTTCATCGCCTAACTTTGATGCGTATATCTCATTTACATTCGTTTTCTCGGCATCTTCGGATGCTTCATAGTTATATCTGCATCCCCAAATGCGGTTTTGCGCCTGCACAACAAAATCAAGGTCTGGCGCATCCCTATAAAGCTTTATGCTGCCTGCTGTCTGGTTAAAGTCTCCGGTTACGATATCAACGAATACATATATAAGCTCGACCGTGTATGACTTTGTGCCATCGGCCGCCGTTGTCTCGTTGGTCTTATTGATAACTCGCTTTGCCGGGGTATGCTGCCCTTCAAACTTTGCCGAGTTATCGTCCTCGGAGAACGTCGCGTCGGTAAAAGATATCTCTATCGTGTCACCGCTATCGATGCTGATTTTGTTTATTGCCTTTTCGGTCATTGTACCCATCGGCAAAACGATACGTGCCTTTATGTCGCTTGTCTTAGCCCATGATCCGGCAATGTACTTTTTCCACACCGCGCCGGTATCGGTGCTCGACGTGTCAAGCCACAAGTCACCCGTTTTAGGGCTGGGCGGCGCTGTTGCACTCTTGGTAAAGGTCACTGCTTCGCCGTCTTCTGTGCAAGCCGTAAATTTTATCGGTGTATCCGTCGTGGCCGTCGCCTCGATAGACTTATACAGCTTTTCATACTCGTGATTTTCCGTTGTATCTGTTGCCGTGCCGCTCTCGCTTCGAATACTCAGCTTATCGGGATAAATAACGAGCTTATTGGAGAAAAACATCATCTGCTTTGTGCTTTCCGATATGCTGATTGAGTTATCTACCACACCGTCTACCGTTAATAAAACCTTTTTGGTTGTGGTATATGTACCGGTGCCGCGATAGATTTTGTAAATCCCGACTCCGCTATCGGCGGTCTTGCCGACAACGTAAAGATTTGAGTCAACGTCGGCGATCATGCCGTATATCGCGGTAAATTTCCCGGCAGCTATAATGCTCCTTGCATCGCGATTACCCATGAGCGGATAGTAATCGCTCGTGAGATTTTTCATATCATAAAACTCTCCGTCGCCGATTTTGTAGTTGTGGTTATAGCCGCCGAAGGTATCAACGACTGTCTCGATTGTGCTGCTTTCGGGTATAGTTATATATGTCGGCATGCAGTCCTCCCTAAAACCTGAAATGCGTCAGTTTCGGCAGCGGTCTGTGCGCCGCGTCATATGCCTGCGCAAATCGCGTGTAACCGTCGTTGTAAAACAGAACGGCCTTATTGTACTTGGCATCCTCGCCGTTTTGCTGCGCTATTTTGGCCTGTAGGTAATTAACATAGATATCTTCTGCATACGGCTCGGGAACCAGCAAATCGGTCGCTATGTCCTCTGCTGCATACTCAGGCTTTTCAAACTTCTCCGCGCCCTCGTGCGTGGCTATCAGGTCTGTATACACCATCTGGTCAATAGTCAGCAGCCATCGTACCTTTTCGGTTTCATCGTATGCGTTAGGCGTAAGCTTATCGGTAATTTCTATTGCTTCTGCAATTGTCATATTGTTCTCCTATTAAAATAGCCGCCATGAGGCGGCTGCAGGCTGTCGAAAAACTATGCTGCAAAAGAAAGATAATAGAGTAGCAGGGGAGCTCGAGGGGGCAAAGGCCCCACTCGAAATTGGATTAATAGCCATCAAAAACGCCTGATTTATCAGGCTTTTTGACGAGCGTAGCGAGATTTTTCGTGAAAACCTGTTTTCACAAAAAATGTGGCGTTTTTTGAAGCGTGCAAAAAAGTCAAAGACTTTTTTGACACGCTGTAGCCGCCATGAGGCGGCTGTTATTTTTGATATTAATTAGTGCGCGGCAAACTTCATCTCGTCGATGTGTTCGTCGAGCATGCGCTGAGCGTAGTTTGAGCGCTCGATCTCGTCCGCCACTTCTTTGGGGACGAAGCTTGTTTTGCCTTTGGGCAGCAGATAGTTTTTGCCGTTTATCGACACAAACAGATCGGGATCACTGTTTCTGTCGCCTCTCGGTATAAACATTTCAACTCTTTCATCTTCTGTTTTTTTAGCCATGTTTTGCTCCTCTCAGGCGGAGGGGCAGAGTGTTCCGCCCCTCCCGGGATAATTACTTGTTTTCTTCGTCAGTCGCGGAATACGAGCTGACGGACATCACGCGGAGTACGCGCTCAGGGTAAAGGATAGTTGCGCCGTTGGTCTCGAACTTGTAACCGATGGTGCTGAACTGGTTAAGAGGACCGCCGATTTCGTCCTTGTCATGAGCGATCATCTCAAGGCCGCCGCCCTCGGGGTCGATAATGCCAAAGCCGTCCTTGCCGAAGAAGTAAGTCGCATAAGTAACGCCATCGGACTTATTCTTGTAGGTAGCGCTACTGGAATACTTGTAGCTCGCGCCGAGAATAGGTGCATAGGTATCCTCGATGAAGCGGCAGCCGTGCAGCTCGCCGATTTCGCCGTTGAAGATCTCGGAGGTAGCTGCATACTTATGCACTTCAATCCATTCCTTGCTCTGGCGCAGGTCATATGCAACAGAGGGATGGATAACAGCATAGTATTTGCCGTTTATCTTGGGCACACGGTCTTTCTTGAGCTTAGTAACGGCCTTGTTTACCATGGTGGGGGTAAGCAGTGCCCAGCCGTCAGGAGTCGAGCTGCCGCCGCTGGAAGTAGTGCCGCCTGCGCCCATGGTTACCGGGGAAGTAGGAGTAGAAACTTTAGTGCCGTCCTCGGTGACGTTATCGCAGTACATTACGTTAGTACCGACAAGCAGCGCATCACGGATAAGGGTTTCCTGAGTAGCCGCAGCGGATGCGCCCATTTCCTCGGTCGCTGCAAGAATGACATCGTCATATGCGCGCATCTCGAGCTTATCGGTGATAGAGGTGTAAGTGCCATACTGCGTGATAGATGCAGTCAGCTTAGTTGCGCCAAACTGCTGACCGGTGGGGATAACGCCTTCCTTAAGCTCAGTCGCCTTTGCAAAGGTGTTAAACTTACGCCATTCAACAGTGGTGCCGCCGTTCTTGGGCAGTCTCTGCTTGCGGCCAAACTGCGCATAGAACATCTCAACTCTGGCATTTTCGAGCAGCTCAGTGTCATAGAACGTCTTAAGTTCGGGCGCCATCGTGTTAGTGGCAGGGCTGGCCGCGACGGCCTCGCCGGTGTATGCGTTGGTGTAGTTGGAGGTGCCGTTGCTAACAAGGGTGTTAACAACGGTGCCTGCATCTGCGAAAATCTGAATCCAATTAAAATTGATCATATCGTTTCCTTTCATGGTCATAGGCCACGCGGAAACGCTCAAGGCTTAAAACTGCCCGGGATATATCTTTTCACCCGATCTGATCCGGGCTTTCAACGCCTCTCTCTGCTCCCGTGTGGCGTTTCTGTAATCAAACGTCTGAATGGAAGCGTTAGAGGACTTGGGAACGCCGCCCTCACTCGGGCGCGATCTATTCGACTGCACAGCATTAGACACCTGCTGCACCGATGCTTTCAGCGCTGCCTGCCGTATGCTTTCCTTTATTTCATCTCGATGCACAAGTTCATATGCATCCTCGAGGGAAAACATCAGGTCAGGCGCGGTCAAGCGTCGGAATGTAGGGTTGTCCAGCTCTTTCCGCAAATCAAAGTTGGGGTATTTTTTCTGAAGCTCAACGGCCTGCGCGTTCATCTTGCCCAGATGCTCCATAAGCTTCTGCTCGTTGATAAACTGCTGCTTTTGCGCTTCTGCCGCTCTTGCCACAGCCTCGGAGCGCTCGAGCTGCTTTGCTACCTCGGTCGATACACCCAATTCCATTGCACGATCTTCGTAATACTCGTCATCGTCCGCGACCGCCTTTGCGATTGCGTCATAATCTCCCGAGTCTACGCCGTACTTTTTGGATAGCAGCTGCAACGCCGGAGCAAGCTTCTCAAGCCCCTCGGCGTCCGCCTTGTACTTTGTCTTTGCCGACGAGACTACTTTCTGCATCTCCCGGTTGTAGTCGGGGTCTGCCATGATTTCATCCCATGTAAGCCGCTTTGCTGTGTCTTTAGTCTCTGCTGCCTCTATGGCTTCCTTTGGCGCAGCGGCGGCCTGCGCATCGGCTTTAGGCTGATTAACAGCTTTGCCATATTTCGCCCGTCCGAGTTTTTCCTTAGGCACTCCAAGCTCTGCGAGCCTGTCAGCCGTGGTTTTCGGTGCTGTCTGTTCGGCGGCAACAGACACATTAACGCCCGTGTTCTGCCCGGCGGCGGCAGATGTTTCGCCCGAAGTGGCTGCACCGCCATCGCCGGTACCGTCCGCGAATAGCTGCAGCCAACTGAATTTGTTGTGCATTTACATGCCTCCTATTTATTTGCCCGTAGGTGGGCAAGTCCGTCGTACCGCCTGCAGGGCTCGAACCTGCATCTCTATCTATCCGAGCGTTTTACCGTTAAACTAAGGCGATATACAAAAGGGGCGGAGAAGAGGGGACTCCGCCCACAAGAAAGGAGAAAGCAGACTATTACAGCCGCCGTCTGCCGGGGCGGCATCTTAAAGGAGGTGAACTTGCTGTCTCATGCAACCCACGTTTTCAGCATAGCATTTACTTATGCTTTGCTTTCAGCCCCACCTTGCGCATTTTTTTCAGTTTCTGTGAAAATTTTTATGTATTCCGGGTATTCCTGCATCAGCAACACAAAGCCCTTGACTATTACCGACATTTCAATGACCGCCACAGGGTCATATTCAGTCAGCTTTATTCGCGCTTTGCCGTCGGATATATCAATTTCCGTGATATCTTTGGAACTTTCCTGCAAAATAGCCGCTGCCGTGCGCACAAGGATTGTCGCAGCCGCGCATATCAAATCCTCGCCTTTGGGCGCAGACCGCGCATGCCCTTCGATTTTTAATTCGAATGTGCTGCCGGTGCTGTTTACGCATACGTTTATCATGTCGTTGCATATCCTCCATCGGGCATTGCCGCCTCGCGCGTCTTTGCCCGGGCGTTAGACACCTGCGCATGTTCGCGCTTGGCAGGGTCTTCTGCAATCTGTATATTCGCCTGCGGTGTGCTGATCTGTACGTTAGCCTGCTGTGCTATAGCCTGTATCTGTGCAAGCGACTGCGCATCACCGCATTTGGCCGCAAGCAGTGCCGCGACTTGCAGTACCGTATTAAATCGGTCAAACAGTGTGCCGTTCTGCTTGATGGTCTTTCGAACGTTGTCGATGCTGTCAAAATCCATCATCGTAAGGCATGCAAGCGCCTGGTCTGTCTGCTGCGGATTGAAAAAGCCGAGGTTATAAAACTGCAAAGCCAATTCATTATTTGACATCTTGGTGTATGCCGTGCGCTTCTGCGGAACGACATTGATATCAAACTCCGGCACACGCTGCCCGATATCGTATCCGGCAAACATCTGTGTCTGCGGCTTTATGTGCTCGTTGGAATAGCTTAAGAACAATTCCTCGCCGCCGTCGCCCAGAATGCGGAACTGACGCGGCGCATCGTAAAACTGCCTTATCAGCTCTATGACAAGATAGTTTAATTCGCTGTATGCCCTGTAGCTTGCCTTGGTGCTGTCTCTGCTGCCTTTGCCGCTGGCTTCCTGCAATGCCGCTATTGCGCTTGCAGCCGTTACTCCGCTGCTTGTCGTGCCTGTTGCGGTTTCTGTGTTGCCGCTGGTTTCGCGCAATTCGTTGATGCTAAGCTGCAGCATGCTTATATAGTTGCCGTCAAGGTTATCGTGCGTAACAGGCTTTAGGTTATCGTCGTTTAAGCTGCCTTCGACGTTTATGATGGTTTCATTCAGGTTCGTAAACTGCTCAACATTCACGCCGCAGTTGGCTTTCTTAAAGTACCTGGGTTTTGCGCCGACCATTGCATTTTCCACATACGCCGTTTTCATCAGGTCAATTTCCGTCTGCGGCGCTTTGCACAGGTCTACATAGCCGTATCCGCATGGGCTGCCTTCAATGGGAAACAGCGTGTCAAACACATACGGGTATTTGCTGTGGTCATACCAGCCGGTCATTGCACGGTCAGGGTCATTTTCCGTCGCGTAAAGCACCGTGCCCGGAACAAACAGTATGTAGTGCAGCACACCGTTTTTGTGATAGTACGCACTGATAACAGGCACTTTGTCCGTAGTGTCTACATGGTCATCGTATCTGTATTTGCTGGTTATAAAATCATGCGGTATATTCTTGCCCTCCGGCAGCTCAGCCGGGAACATGGCTCGGACTTCGGTTTCGTCCTGAAAATCGACCTCAAAAAAATACTTTGACTGCTGTATATCCTCGACTCCCGGCTCCCAAAACAAATTAAGGATGTTGCACTTGCGCACATCGATATCGCCCAAGCCGTTCATTTTGTTCTTGTCCCATATGACCTTGTACACGCCTGTGCCGGTCTTCAGCTTTGACCACATAACTTTGCTATAGGTGGCCTCAAACTGGTTTTTTTCCAGCACAACAGGGATTATTTTAGACAGCATAGCCGCCTCTGCTTTATCGCCCTGTTCCCTCGGCAGTATGTTAGGCTCGGGGTAGGCATCCATTGAGTCGGCGTGTTTGTTGGTGATAACGTTATGCAGCCAGCCGCTTTTGCTACGAAAGCCCGGCTTTGCGTGGCCGTCCTTGTCTTCTTCAACATCGTTTCGCAGCTTCCACCAGTTTTCCGATGCGATGATACGGCTATCGACCGACTTCTTCCCGGCGCGATATTTGTTTAGTATCTGCATCAAATCCTGTATCTGCTGTTCCCCAATGGGTTTTATGCCAAGCATCTGCGCCGCAGTTTCAACGCTGCCAAGCTCGGGCGCTTTGCTGCCGTCTGCTCGTATAGTGTCCTTAGTGATATCCATTTGCTTTGTATCCATCCTTTTTGTATTGGTTCAGTGGGTCTGACAATATAACTTTCGGTTTTTGAGGTATTATCGGGCTTATCGGTCTTGCCATACACATATAACGCCATTCATCGGAGCAGTTGTGACTGACAATGCCGCCCTGTATCACGAAACTGTGTGTGCCCTCGACTTCCATGTTGTAAACATCGGCTTTTCCTACTCTCTCAATTTTCTTTATTTTCATTCTTTTGCCTCTTCCGCCGGAACGCAGCTTTACAGTTGTTACAGCAAAAGTGATTGCCGATATATCGAACCGCCTTACTTTGATATTCCTTTTTGCAGTTATCGCATATGTATGTCCTTAAAGGCGCTTTACGCCAATATTCGTGCATATGCTCAGAATGCCACTTATTTCCCTGTTCGCTTCCATGCCACTGTGCAGCAGCTTTTACTGCCTCTTTTATGCATTCACGCGATTGTTCTTTTCGCTCAGGCGATGACATATGTCCGCTCAAATGGTCATGTCCTTTAAGCAGAGCAAGATTGCTTATCTGGTTATTCGCTCTGTCACCGTCTATATGATGCACATGATATCCTTTGGGGATTTCGCCGTTGTGGTATTCCCATACCGTTCTATGTAGTCGCTTTCCTTTTCGCTGATAATACGCGCCGCAAAGATAGTACGAAAAACCATTAAACTTCTGTATCGTGTCGCTTATGACCTGCACATTCAATCGTCATTACCTCCTCACCTGCCACAAGCTCGCCTGCAGTTTTCCATTCGCCATTTGCCAGCATAAGCCTATGGTCATCAGTGCATTTAACCGTTGTTCCGTCTTCTAATGTTATTTTTAATATATGGGTATTTTCCCTTGTAAGGCGTACATCGTTGTATCTGTGATATTGCCCGTCATGTGAAAGCACGGTACCGCATGTATCAACAAGGCTTTCAATTGGCTTGTAACCGTTGCCGGTTAGTACCAATGTGTCGCCTGTCAAGCAATGATCTTCCATCGACGTGTCCAGATCTTCCGGTTTATGTTCGTCGTACATCAGCAGCGGTATAGTGCGGATAAACGCCTTGCAGTTGTCGAATACATACATGCGCGGATAACCGTTATCGTCAAATTGCAGCCGATAATGGCATTGCATCCAGCCTGCAAGCCGCTTGTTGTCGCCGGGGTCGAAGTACACACCGTATTTCTCGGCGGTCTCCGCGACCGACACGCCGCGCGACACATCCCATATTGACGGGTCAGCAACACCAAGTATCTTGCGCCCTTTAAACCATGGGTGCGTCTGCTCCGTCTCGCGGATGCGCTTAAACTGCTCGTCGGGAGTCCACTTGACACCTTCGTTAGGCGTATCTGTGCAGCCGTACAGCTCCAAAACGCGATACAGTACGCCGTCATAGTCGATAGCCCACCATGCGCAGCTGAATGGCTTGTTATAGCCGAAGTCGTATGACCTGTATATCGTCCAGCCACGCGCCGCGCCTTCGTTCAGGTCAAACGCCGGTATAACATGCGTAAATCTGCGCTGTGCTATAGCTTCTTCCGGCGTTATCCCCGCCTTTGCGCACAGTTGCGCATCCGGGCGCGTTCTGAAATCTTCAAAGAATGCGCCGTCGAATATATCCCATTCGCCCTCCAACCACGCCTTACGCAGCTTAGGCGGCAGGGCTTCAAGCTTTTTTATATAGTCGGGGTCTGCATCCATCAGCGGCTTGTTATCCGTGACCTTGCTTTGAATGAATGAATAGTCCTCCGGGTTCTCCCCATCGGTATAGGCGCGGTCTATCGCCAGCCGTTTCACCCAACTGTGACCCACACCGCCGGGGTTACATGTAACATATATCCGCCGTGGGAAATCATTCGCGCCACGCACGCAGGCCGAGAGCTTCCTAAACCGTTCTTCGGTTTGGTGGGTACCTTCGTCCAAAAACAGAATATCCGTTTCTGTGCCCTGAAAGCGTTCTGCATCCTTGTCGGTATCGCAGTACCTAAACAATATTCTGCTGCCGTTCGGGAATGTAATGACCTTCTTCTGATCGTTATAGCTCGCCATGCGCTGTGATTTATCAGCATCATAGCAATGCAGATCGCGTGTCAGAGGTACTATGTGGTTTTCCTGCAATTCCGGGTATGTTTTACGCACGATCATGCATGTTATCCCCGGAAACTTGAAGCAGTACAGCACCGCCGAGACGCGCACGACGAAGCTTTTGCCGCCGCCGCGTGCGCCGCCGAAAAACACAACATGCGCCCTATCCTTTAAAAATTCCTGTTGTGTAGGGCTTAGGTAGTCGATTTTATATTCCGGCATGGTTATTTACCGCAGAAATCATCGGCACCGGCAATGATAACGCGCACCGGCTCAGGCTGTGCTTCTCCTGCTGCCTGGCGTTCAAGGTTTTTAATGCGCGCTTCCTGCTCGCGTTTATCGGCATCGGATTTAACACCCTGGATTTCCGCAAGGTCTTTCATTGCGCCTGTAAGGCTTTTCAGGCCGCGTTTATCCTTGATAATATCCGCATCCGTTAACTGTGCTACAGCGCTGCATAGCTTGCTTGACAGCAGCCCAGCAGCTTCTAATAGGCTTTTGTATTCCTGATAATCAATTTCCAGCTGTGCTTTGATACGGTCTGCGCCCTTGGCCGCGCTATACTGCGTCCGCTTCTGCGCCCATTTTTCTCGTTCGGCGCGTTTTCGCAATGTACTGTACGAAACGTTGTGTTTCTCGGCAAGCGGCCTTGTGCCTATGTCGGTAGTAATATATTCAGTTTTGATATCATCCCATTTGCTCATGCCTTTATAATAATGTAGGTGGCGTTGCATTAATCAGCCCCACCTTGCGCACTTTTTTGCTGCACATAAAAAATCAAGGGTAACGCTTAATGCGCTACCCTTTAGTATTTTTCCGCTAATGTGATCTTGTAGACCGGGCATTGTGCGTACTGTGTGCAGCAGTATTTGGACACATACACCCGGCGTTTCTGCTCGTCGCCTTTAAACCACAGCTGCAATCTTGCGTCACCGCATGGGCCTTCACAAAAGATCTTGTTCTCACGCGCCGAGCCTTTTGACCAAAACGGGCATTTTGCCCGGCTGTCATAATATCCGTCAGCGCCCCTCATGCAGCGTATACCTCGCGTACCGTGTCGGGATGCCGTAACGGTTAAGTCCGGTCTCCATCGTTGTTTCAACGTCATAGCCGCGCTTGCGAAGATCAAACACGCGCCCGGATGCCCTGCCTATGCCGTAGTCATACATGGCCTCGCGGCTTGTTATGCTGCCGTGTTTGCGCATGTGATTTAACATCATTTCGCACTGACTTTGAATTATCATGTTCCGCGATACCTCCAACATTTTTTAGTTGTAAATGTCTTTACCGCCCTTGCGCGTTTTATGTAGCCAGTCACCAGCAGCTCCCTTGCCGGATATTCATTCCGCGCCGCCGCCTTGCGTTTATCGTTCTCCGCGCAAAACGCCTGATAGCTGCTGCAATTGGCGTGGCAGCCTATGCGGCGCGCTGTGCAGCCTTTACAGTCGTTAGTCATCTTTTTGTAAATTCTTTGGGTGCAAAAGCAGCGCACCAGCCGTTACGCTTATCGCAGTCGCAATCGCACTGATCGCAGCACCAGTCGTAATAGGTGTTATCGCTCCGGCGGCAGATTTCACGGATTGCTACGCGGTAATCTTCTATTTCTTCATTGTAATCGTGGCACAGTGCATCGAAGTCTTTGCGTTCGCTACGCAGTAGGCCGTGCAAATAATCATAATGCGGTTTTGGCACACCGCCGAGAACATCTAACAGCCATAGGCGTATTATATATAGTAATCTTTTCATATCTGTACTCCCATACGATCGGCAAACTGGTGTAATCGAACCATTATGTTATCCAAAATTTTATTTGTACCTATAAGCGCAGCTTCAAGCGTATCTTCTCCCAGCGTATCGGGTTCGGCCGTGTTTATGCCAAATGTTTGTGCTTCTATAGCACTTAACACAACGTTAATTTCGCATACCGCCTTGTAATTAGTACCCGTAATATTTTTTATAGTATCTGTGGACGCAACGGCTGGCATAGGTGCACAACACACCTCGTTTGCTCTTTCAAAATTCATATTTACCATCCTTTCGACTAACGTTTCTGTAGTTTGTCACATATTTTTGCGGTTTCTTCTGCAAGATTATCGTATATTTCTTTCGGAATAACATAATCAATGCCATCTGCGCTACACGGAACGACGCTGTCCAATCTTTCTTTCAGTCGAGCCAGTTTTGCAGATTTATAGGCTTCTACAAGCGTTTCGCAATCGTGCATTATAACCATTTGGTCGAGCATAATGCGCACATCGGCTATTTCCTCCGCAATATGTTCAACATTATCCTCGCCGCGCTCATACTTGCAAAGTTCCTTTTGCAGCTCCGACATTTCTTCCATGCATACGAACGTCTGCAATTGCCCGCCGTAGGTTTCAAGCGCCTGCTGGTATATCTGCTTTGCCTGATATTCGGATTTTTCTCCGGTGTCTTCTAACAAGCGAAGCACTTCATATGTGTTGGCACAGTGATAGCCTTTGCCGTTTACAAAGACAGTGTAGCTGCCGTCGTGGTTGCTTTTGGCTTCCCAGCCTACGTTTTTAGCCATTATCGCCTACCATACCTTTCATCGAATGGCGAGAAGTTATCCTCGCCCACTATTTCACGGATGCGACGATCAAGGACGCTTTTTGCATATACGATCTCGTCATCGGCCTTGCTGTCTTCCACCACTAATTCGGCGATCTCGTTTGCGTATTTAACAAACGCCTCGCCGAATGCCCGTGCACGGCCTGAGCCTAAGCCTAAGACTTCGTTTGCCGCCATGAACGCCGCGTCCTCCGCAAGCTGCATGCGGTTGCGCCCGTAAAGCTGTAACTGAATGTTCACTTCACGCTGCACGGCCTTTGCAAATGCCGATTGCTTACCCATGCTTAGTCACCACCTTATGGCCTACGTATTCGTCGATACTCAGTCCGAGCGCATCGGCAAGGATTTCTATTGTATCTATCCAGCCACCGCGTAGTGATTTGCGTTCAAGCAGGCTTATCGTGGTTTGGGCTATGCCGGATATTTCGGCCAGCCGCACGATGCTTAACCCTGCATCCAATCGCGCCTTGCGCATATATTCCCCGCGTGTCATTTTTGTCCCTTTCTTATCGTCGTTTTAACGCTTTCAACGCCGTCACGGAGTGTAGCCGTCAGCACATCGAAGTTTGCGTTTATGCAGTCCTCGTTGAGCTTTCGCGCCGTCGTTATCGTCTGGCATATATCGTCAGCAGCTTCGGTTATGGTGTTCACTGCCTCATCGAGCTTTTCAAGCAGTTTGATGATTGCCGTCGCCGTGTTGTCAATCGGCTCTGCTGGCGGTTTGGGCTGCGGCGCTGCTTCTGCCGCTTTGGGCGTTGCTCTGCGATGCCGTACCGCCTCAATAGCCTCCGCGACTTCTTGCGGCAGTTGCGTATTGAGGTATTCGCAAGCCCAGACAATCGCCCCGCCGGTTGTCGCAGACCGAGAATATTCTATTAACTCGTCCCACCGCTCATTGGCAATGTGCTTTACCACAGTGTACAGTTTGTTGCAGTAGCTCCCGCTCGCGCCGACCGCAAACGCCGCCTGTTCGCCTGTCTTGCCCATCGACATAAGCGCAATTATCTTCTCGTTCGTCGCGTTAGAAATTCGTCTTGCTCCCATTTTTGTCAGTCCTCCTTTTTATTTTTCCCATTCAAGCGCTTGCCCACTATGTCATCCCACCGCCCATGCGCCACCGGCGCATAGCCCTGCTGTACCGCCATGCGCTTAAACTCGCTTTTTGTCGGTTCGTGAATATAAATAGGCTCGACAGCAGGCGCACACTTAATGCGCTCGATAACTTTGTGAGCGCCTCGCATTTCTGCGCTCGTTATTTTTTCTCTTACCGTGTATACCACCGATTGCTCGATGTCATGTAACAGCGCTTCACGATCTATGTATTCAGCCATTGTCATTCTCCTCCCGCAATTCATTTTCTTCAACGCAACAACTTGCACAAACGCTTTCTCCCGTCGGCAAACCGTAGCACTTTTCACCGACTTCAATGCGTTTTCCACAATACTTGCAATAATTCCAAAGGAAAGCGTTCCTGTCTATGTATTCAGCCATTGTCGCCCTCGCTTTCTGCCTGATTTTTCAGGTTTCCCCACGCTGTGTAGCAACTCGGGCACAGATGGTTTCGACCAAATTCACCCCATCCATACGGTAGCGTATAGCTAAAGCTGCAATCATATCGTTCAGCCAGTTTGATTGCTCCGCAGTGATCGCAGATGAAAATTTTTCTCTTAACTAATGACATTGCTAATCCTCCATTCCGAACAGCCGCCGTTGTATTTCCACACACAGCGGTCACATTTTCCATAGCATGGTTTAGTCATCGTCATTCTCCTTTCCGCTAAGCCACGCACGCAGCTTGTGTGCGCACGAAACGCACAGCTCGTAGTCGTCGTCGTTTATTTCCATTTTAAACCGCCGCGTTCCTGCGTAGATCACGGAGCTCTTTGGGTTTATCTCCGCGCCGCAGCGGTCACAGATCAGTTTTGTCGCCATCTTTCCTTGCCTCCAATGCTTTCTCCGCTTCCTCGCGGGTCAGGAATACGGTCTTGCCAAAATCGGAAAACCGATAAAACCTTGGGGCCATTGGCGTGTATTGTACTGCAATGCACCATCCGTCAGTGTTCGTTTCGATCCATTTTGCCACCATCGGCAATATGGTCTTTTCCACGTGGAATCCGTACACAACATCGCCCACCTTACACGGCAGCACCACCACGCGCCCCGCCTTGTCGGCCTTTAGTAACTCGCGAATCCGCTCCGCCTTTGACGTGTCATCGCTAAAGGCAGATTCGATGATGACCTTTGCGTTTTCACATTGTTCCGGCGTCAGCCCCGTGTCCTCGTAGGCGGCGAGGCGGCTCCACGCCGCTTCTTCCCACTTGCAATTCATGGCGCAGTTCCCGCCAACTTCGAGGCATTCGGGGCCGTAAAAATGTGTGCAACAGATACCGTTTTCGTGCGATGTTTGCTTGCTATGTTTCGTCAGCCGTTCCATCACTCCACCTCCTGCATCCAGAACTCGCGGCTCCCATCGTTTACTCCTTTCGGCGCATCCGGCAGCGGCATCCAGTGACTCACTTTTACTTCTACGCCCCTGAAAAGCCAACTTTCTTCGTCATCGTTATATACCCCGACACTTGCTGCTTTGAAATAGGGCATATAAATCAGATAGTTGATGTAGGTGTCTTCTTGAATTGTCTGTTCCCAACCTTGATCGAGCTTGCCGTACTTTTTAACCAGCCACGAATTATTCCCGGCGCGTATTAAATGCGGCGGATCAAAAACTACAAGTGAGAAACTGTTATCGTCGAAGGGTAGGCAAGTAAAATCGCACTGAATATCAGGATGTACATAGCACGTTCTTTCACTAAGCCCGTTTGTGCTTTTCCATATCCCCGTTAATGCTTCATCCCGTTTATCGCAATAAATCGCATTAGGATGATTTTTGTTAAACCACATCGTGCGAGTTCCACACGTCACATCAAGTATCTTTTTGTTGGACATTTAATAGCCCTCCCTAAAGTGATTTGTCTCCCCGTCGCCGGTGAACCACAGATATGTACCGTCAAGCTCCCTTGCCACATCCGCGCCCTGCTTTTCCATGCTCCATCGCGTGAGTACATCTTCTGCAACGGCATACAGCTCATCCCAAACTGGGAAACTGTCCGAGTATCCGTAGAACTGGTGCGGTTGTTTCAATACCCCGATTATGCTGTCAGGAAAACGCGCATCGTCCACGCGGTTAAGCACACACCATACGCACTGCTGCTGATTTAACAGGGTGCAGCCCCTTGCTTCGCCGTATAGCATCTGCGCAAGGGCTATCACGTCGGCCTCGGTAAAGTACATCTCGTACTCAGGCTCTGCCACTTCCACTACGCACAGGCCGTGCGTATTAACCTCGGGCGGCACACCGTCCGCATCGGCCTTGTTGCCCCCTTTGTCAAGGGCAAGCAGTACCATGACTATCAGTGCCAGCAGAATCGCGCACACCTGCGCTATGATGATCGTGTACTTATTCATCGGCTACCTCGACAAATTCGCCGTCCGTAAGCTTATACCATGTATCAGCCTTTATTATTTGGCCGTCGATCTGTGCTGATTTAACGCAAACAGGGGCACAGCGCTGTTTATCGCTGTCATATGCCCACTCCGCAAGTGTTATCCAGTTGCCGACTGCTCCTTTTATAATGCTGTTGATGCCTATAGCAGCGCCTACGCTGGCGTTGCCCGAAATATCGATCTTCGCGGAGTCGCCTGAGCTGCCTATCTTCGCGAAGTTGCCTGAGCTGCCTATCTTCGCGGAGTTGCCTGAGCTGCCTATCTGCGCGGAGTCGCCTGAGCTGCCTATCTGCGCGAAGTTGCCTGAGCTGCCTATCTGCGCGGAGTTGCCTGAGCTGCCTATCTGCGCGGAGTCGCCTGAGCTGCCTATCTGCGCGAAGTTGCCTGAGCTGCCTATCTTCGCGTTGTTGCCTGAGCTGCCTATCTGCGCGAAGTTGCCTGAGCTGCCTATCTGCGCGAAGTTGCCTGAGCTGCCTATCTGCGCGGAGTAGCCTGTTTCGACCTTATCACTCGGCATATTTTTTATCGTTTTCTCGTATACGAAATCTATACAGGCTTTGACGAAACCGGCAAAACCAAGCTTTACGCCGATTTTGATAGTGCTTGTGGCGAATTTTCGCCCATCATCGGTAACAGGCTCGTCGATAGCTTCTACGGTCGTAAATTCGCTGAACTTGCCATCTTCGCGCACCAGCGGGTAATGGTCCAGCACATCAAACGGATTAACGCAGTAGTGCGTAACCCCGCCGACGCATACGCCGTGCCCGTTTTTCTTGTAGGTTTTGCCTTCTTCGTACTGATACCCCCTGCACACAAGGCCGGGCTCATAGGCTTTGTAGCCGTGTTTGTTGTCTGTCATGGTTGTTCCCCTTTCACTTTTGCGTAGATCGCTTTTAAGTTTTCAAGCTCGTCGCTGCTGACATTCTCCCTGTGCTGCTCAACGCCTAGTCGCTGCTGTTCGCGTTCTTTCAGCGGATAGACATCCTGCCAGCATTTAACGATGCTTTGTTCAAGCACCGATTTCCACTGCTCCGGCGGAAATTCGTTTTTAAGCTTTGTCACTAAAAGCTGCTTTGCCCTGTCAGTCATGGGCTTTCTGATGCTCCGGCGCATTTTCTCGAAGTCTTTCAAAACGGCCAATAAATCGCCATCACCGGCCGCGAAAGCGGCAAATGCGTCAGCATCGCGCGTGCGCGCGCTTTTGTCTTTGTCTTTGTCGATTGTCTTATTGTCTTTGTCGATTGTCTTATTGTCTTTGTCTTGTGGGCATTTGCTTGCACTTGCTGCATTTGCAAGCAAATGCTCTTTTTGCTCGCAAGTGCTCCTTTTGCTTGCACTTGCTGCATCACGCCGCTTTTGAGACAACTCATCCTTTGATAAAACATCTCTATCAATCTGCGCCCTCATCATGGGGAATAAGAATCGTTCGTTCCCGTTGAGCTGCGGAACTTTGCCCGACCTTGCATAGGTTAACAAGGAAGTGAAAAGTCTCCCCCTCTCAGCGTCACCGAGCGGCTCTATCGCATCGAGATAATCAACAAAGACCTTGATATAAGTTATCTCGGCCATAGCTCACCCTAAAACGGAAGGTCACCATCGTCCGGCAGCTCTTCAAAGTCTGCTGCGGATATATCGGGCGAGGGTACGGATGCAGCGCGGCGGCTCTCACCGAAATAGACATGCTCTGCAACGACCTTTGCGGTAACTCTCCGCTTGCCGTCGTTGTCCTGCCATTCGTCCATTGCAAGCCTGCCCTGCACTACTATCATGCTGCCGGTCTCGAAGTATTTGCCGACGAAGTCAGCCGTTGAGCGCCATGCCTCGCAGTTTATGAAATCCGTCTTGGGCTTGCCGCCCTCGCTTCCGGCATAGTCGCGCTGACAGGCGACCGTGAATGACGCAACCGGGATGTTAGTCCGCGTGTATCGCGTTTCGGGCGTTCTTGTCAGTCTGCCCATGATGGTTATCTGATTAAGCATTGTTTCTCCTTTCAAATCCATGACTTGCCGAACACTTCCATGAACTTTTCGTGTCCGTATAGTTCTTCAAATCGTTCCTGGCACTCGCGCTTCAAGCGCAAATCAAAATCGCGGTTTCGGTGTACGCTGTATTCTGCGCCGGTGTGCCAGTCCCAGCGCAGCCATACCCAGCAGCCCCATTTGTCGGCGGCTTGCCTGCGTCCTCCGCCGTATACATGATGACGGTTTAGACCTTGTGTGTCGCCGGTGATGTAGCATTCCCGGCGGCTCTGCATGATGCTATCTGCCATCCCACGCCTCCAAAAGCGCCTCGATCTCGTCCTGCGGCCTTGTCTCAATGTCCAGTGCCCGGCAATCCTGTATCAGGTTGTCGATAAGCATTGACATCTGCCGTGTGTCGAAGTCTGAGCTGCCCATGTGGAAAAACATATTTGAATAGCCTGTGTATGCCGGTTCTTTTTCTGTCTTGCGCCCAATGTGGCCTTTTTGCCAATCGGTCATGGCCGCATCGGTGTATTCGTCGGGTATCAGCGCTATGTAATACAGCGTCGGGATATCCAGCAGCGCATTTCGGTAAACTTCTTCCGGGCTTATCCGCGTTGCAAGCGATATGTCGTTTATCAGCTTCCATGCGTAGGCGTTAGCATCCAGACTGCGTTTTTTGCGCGTTTTCTTGATATCGTACTCGCCCGGCTTGAAGCTGTAGCAGAAGCGCCGAGCCTCATCTCGGGAAACCGTGAGGATTATCCCATCCGGCGTAAGCTCCGCTTTACTGATCTGCATTTTTCTCAGCCTCTACGCATTTATCGCAAAGCACCTTGCCGAATTTCTTCTTTGTTCCCTCGCTCCATTTGCGGAGGGATATAGGCTTGCCGTCATTGAAATAGATAGTCAGCGGATGATTGCACTTTTCGCAGCGGTAAACTAAATCCTCTTTCGGCTTAGCAGGCTGCTCGACCGGCGGCTTGCGCTCAATTTTCGGCTTATCGTTGTGCTTCGTTTCGTCGCGGCTGAAATAAATGTCTGCGCCGATGCCCAGTGCCTTAGCTGCAACGCTTATCGCGTCGGTTAGGCTCATCTTGTAGCACTCATCCGACATATAAGCCCCGTTGCGTTCCTGCGCTACAAAGCTTGCGCCGCCAGTGCCGGGGATACCGTGGCTTTCCACGCCGGTCTCGGGGTCTACGTAGTAAAGTTTGATATCGACGAATGCCGCCGTCTGCTTGCTTATCGGGTCATGCTCAAGGCGTTTGTCGGTGATCTCGTACCACCAGCCGACACCGGCCGGCCCGAACATCTCCGTGAGCATCTTGATGCGCCACATCGGGTTGATGTCGCTCATGCCCTTCAAGCGCCCGGCGTATATCGGCTTTAGCGCACTGTCGGGGACGCTGCGCCCCATGTTGTAGTATTTAAGGTTGTCCATCTTCTCACCTCACGCTCATGTTCACGCGCTCGACCAGCTTACAGCCGGGTATCTCCTGACCGGCTTTGAGCGCCGCTGTAATGGCTTTTTTGTCCGGCGCGGTCGTTACCTTTGTCGTGATGTATTCCTCCGGGCACAGGCTCTCATCGACCTCGGCAGCCGTGCTCTTGCGCCACGACACCGCAACCTTTGCGGTCTGGAATTTCTCGCCGTTAAGCGCGTCGGAAGCGTCGGCCTTGAGCCTGTCCGCACGTTTCTCAAGCGCGGCCTGTCGCGCCTTGAGGGTCTTTATCTCTGCCGCTATCGCCTCTGCGTCGCTCACGCAGTTTTTGTAGAGCAGCAGCGTGTTTTCGATGATCTCTTCGCGGCTGATCTCAAGCTCTGCGTATCTTTCCGCGAATGCGTCCGGGTCTGTAAGCTCCCCTGTCTCGGGGTTAACAAACTCGTCATAAAGCTTGTAGATTGCGTTGTCCACCCAGTAAAGGTTCATTGTTTCTCCTCCTTATTTATTAATTCTTCTCCTTGCACACTGCCGGTCCGCTTCATCGGCAAACCACACAAGCGCCTGATATATCCCGCCGATCACGCCAAATACGGCCATGACCAGCCACACGAATACACCGATGTTCATTTTTAACCCCTTTCATGACTTGCATATCAAGTCGCGCATGTCGCTTATCGGCACATCCAGCGCCCTTGACAGCGCTTTCACCTCGCCGATTTTCCATTTCTCAGACGAGCCGGAGAACATCGTTCTCAGCCGCCCGGTGCTTATGCCCATCTTGGCCGCGAGATTTACCTCGCTCAGCCGCAAAGCCGTTTTGCGCCCGAGCACAAGCTCTTTCAGAGGGTCGCGAGCGGCCTTGTCAAACCTTGTTCTTGGCATGCTTCTCTTCCTCCAGCTTGCGATTGAGCACCGCATAAAACGCCGCGTTGAGTCTTGTCTCTGCGTTCTTGGGAGCTTTCTCACCGTTGAGTATCATGCTTATGTAGCTTTTGCCGACTCCCAGCTCTCGCGCAAGGTCAACGTTCTTTATCTCGGCGTTGTGCATTCTTCCGACCAGATCGCCGGTCCACTTTTCGCGCATACTGTTTTCTCCTTTCACAGTTGTTGATTTTGTTCACATCTTCGTTTAAAATAAGAGCGCCGCGGTATATCTTGCTTGCAGGCCGAAAGGGGGTGTTTTCATGGAAAGTCTTTTCGGCTCCTTCATGAAACCCTCAACGACTAATAAACTTTATGTTGTCCGTGTGCCCGTGTCCTGCGGCGCTCTTGTTTCAAACGAAGATGCGAGGTGTTTTCGTATTTCTACGAAAACTTTTTACAAAACAGTTGCAAAAGTTCACAAGCTGTGTTATTATCATCTTGCTACAGATTTAATAATTTCTCGGCGGCATTGTTTTTGCTTACCGTCTGCGTTAGCATGGGAACTTTCTTAACCACAGTTGTCATTATAGTTCTCATAAGTTCACTTGTCAATCGGTTTTGTGAACTTTTCTTTACTTTTGACATTTTGCACAGTTTTTGAGGGGTATTTTTATGATATATGACAATTTCGTAAGGCTCTGTAACTCCGTTGGAAAAGCGCCCTCCGCTGTTGCACTTGAACTCGGTATATCTAAATCTGCGGTTAGCAACTGGAAGCACCAGAGAAATGAAATGACCGCGGCAACAGCTCTCAAAATTGCCGACTACTTCGGCATCACAGTCGACGAGCTGAAAAACGGCATAAAAAAACAGCCCTCCATCCCTAAGGATGAAGAGCTTAATAAAAACGATGCTGTGTGGGATTTGCGTGAAGCCGTGCTCGAGCGCTTCCCTGATTATGATGTTGGCCAGCTCAGCGAGATCATGGATTTTATAGAAGGCCGCTTAACCCAGGCGCAGAAGATTGCTTTGGATATTGAAAAACAGCAGCAGGCAAAACCGTTGGTCAGCCTTGATGCTTCTCAGCGGAGCGCCGTTCGTTCATTGCTGCAAGAGCTTCTACAAGAAGATGAACAATAACTTTCTTGTCATCGGGTAATCTCTCGAACATTTCAAAGTATTCTTGCACAAATTCCTTGTCCTCTTCGGGTACGTCGGCGAGTATCTCGGCCATTTTTGCGTCAGTCATTTTCTGCCCCTCCTGCTACCGGGTATTTTCGAAGCATATTCACAAGTAAAGTAAACATCTCGCCTTTGTTGTTTTCCGCAATGAACATAACAAGGTCTTTGTCTTTTTCGCTCAGCTCGTTATCATTGTCGAGCATTTCGCGCAGAGTTTTCAATTCTTTATCGGTCATCGTTTCGCCCTCCGTTATGTATGTGCCCGGCTGCTTTGGCCGGGCGCTTTCTGTTTGTGCAATCTGCGTATTTTCTCGGTTTGCTTTCGGACATTTCGCCGAAAATGTAAAAATTTATAGAATTTGTGAATTCGCAGTGTTATTATTTATGTAGACATTGGCAAATAAAGTTACGTTTGGGGGTGTTTGCATGGGTAAAAGGCTTGTGTGTTTTCTCTTGGCTCTGTGTTTGCTGTTCTCGCTGTGCGCTTGCTCGCATTCCGATGATGCAGCCGCGCCGAGCGATGATAAAACTGTTTATGTCAGTCAGAGCGGCGGCAAAATTCACAGATACAACGATTGCAGCGGCATGAAGTATTACGACACCATGACATATGGCGAAGCAATCGACGATGGTTACACTGTTTGTGAAAAATGCTTTGGCTGATATCCGAAAAAGAGAATTATCAAAACTTAATTATCTAATATAGATAATAACGCATTTGCATATAAAATGCAAGAGAAATTATTGCTCGCTAAAATAATGGGAGAGATATCATGGAAATTCAGGCATCCGAAGGAGTCGTTTTCTTGCTCAACCTTTTGCTCACGTTTTGCATTTATACGCTTCCTTTTATAATAATTCGTTTCGTTATCCGTAAAAGACCATACACAGCCGTGCAGGCAAAGCGCATAGTCATAATTTACGGCATTGCGGCATGGCTGATAATGTCTGTTGTTATGTATGTAAGCAATGGCAGCGTTGCCGGCGGTGGTGTCCTGCTTTGGAGCTTTATAAACTATAAGGTTCTTGTTTCAAATCCCAATAATAAAAATATTGCAGCCACGCCGGAAAACTTACCGGCAAAAACCGAAAGCGTTGCCGAAACCGAAGCTCAAACTCAAAGGCTCTACAATGAATTTTGCGATACATATACCTATTTTTCTGACGCTCAACTTATTGTGATCGCCAAAAGCGACGATGCATCCGATGTGTGCATCAAAGCGGCAAAGCACATTCTCGAAACAAGAGGAATATATCTCGCCGATAATGCAACCGCCGTCAAACCTAATAAGTCCGGTTTACATCGCATTTGGGAAAGCATCAGAAATTTTCTTGATAATCCGCCAAAGAGTTTTAAGCCTATCGCTATCATTTCGTTGATCGTGATAGCTGTGGCTGCGCTTATTATCGGCTCAAACAATTCGGGAGACGGTCAACCGGCAGCTGATAATACCTCTAAAAACGTTCCTGCCACTCTCACGCCGGTCTCGGCTTATAACGGCGAGATTTTTGCCGTGCCATCTTATGAATCGCTCTGCCCGTTAACCGTGTCTGTACGAGGCGATCAGGCGTATTATGTATTTTTGGATTATTTGTATGCGCCGTCTTATTCTACTGTTGACAGGCATCTCGAGGACGAAATAAACTACTCTTCCGTAATTGAAAACGATCTTGCTTTTTATATATCTCCCGGCTCAACTGTAGAGATTGACGTCCCTATCGGTGTATATAGGTTGTATTACGCAACCGGCGAAACATGGTATGGTAAAGCCCTTTTGTTCGGAGAATACACAGCTACGTATACATCTGACGATCTGCTTGAATTTTACGCCGATGATTCTTATTACAATGGTGTAACTCTCGAGCTTTGGCGGCAGAGCGGCGGAAATTTCGATACAAAGAGTATCAGCTATGATGATTTTCCATCATGACCTCAGCACCCTCTGTCTATCGTCGAACAGCTTTAGCACTCGCTCTATCTGCTCGTCGCTGCACTCGGTTATGATTATGACGGTCTTGTTTCTCGCAAGCCACTTGACCCTTAGGGGTTCGGGCGTAGTTTTTTTCGTGTTGTTTCTCATTGCTGCACCTCTTTAATTTAATCAGTCCTGCCGCCGCGCCAACAGGGCAGGACATTTTTTCACACAGCGTTTGTAAAATATTGCTTGCTGTACTTATAGCGTAGCGCCTGTCTTGACAAATGTCTATGCAGAAATAACCGAAACCTAAAAGAAACAACCGAAATCGATTTCGGGAAATACACGAAATTTTCGTGTTTTCGCCGAATTCATCGTGTATTTCAATAATTTCTCGTGTATTTCAAAAAATTTTAATATGGGAGATGCTTAATGTGTCAAAAATGGAGGACATGCAATCTTACTTTGACGAGTACCCTGAGGCACTGCGAAAAGCGAGAGCTTCAAGCAGTCTTACGCTGGCAGAGCTGGCAAGGATAAGCGGCGTTCCTTATAACAGCATTTGCTCCGTCAACTCCGGCGCTACGAAGCAGCCGCTGCTTTATTACTCTGCGGCAACCTGTAAAGCACTCGGCTTATCCTTGGACGAGCTGTTCGGTATAACAAACACAGAGGGCAGCGTTACCCAGCTAAAGCGAACAAACGCATTGGAGGTGAAAGCGGCGTGCTTGGAAAAGGACGTTGAGCACCACAAGCGCATGAACGCCGTTTACAGGCCGCTGATCTTCTGCCTTGTTGGTGTATGCGCAATTCTGCTGTGCGCAACCATCGGATACGTAATAATTGATATACAGTTTAAAAACATCGGTCTGTTCCACTCCGGCGGCTTAACGGTGCTGGCCGTGTTCCTGGCTATCGTGGTGCTTGCTGCAATCGCCCTGATCGTCTTTGCGGTGAAAACCGTAATCCACGATGCCAAAACAGCAAAAAGCCCACAGGACTGATTCTGTGAGCATTATTCGCTATAAAATTATTTTCGGCGAATATCTAAGGGGGTTAAAGCGAATAATGAAATGCAAAAAATGCAAAGCCGATATACCAGATGAACTTCATCCCGTGTACTGCTGCTACTGCGGCGAAAAGCTTCAGCGCGAACGCAAAAAGAAGGACGAAATAAGAATACCCACGCCGCGTAAGCGTGGGCAGAAGTGGTATGTTGATCTCCGCCGTGAGGGCGTGACCGTCATTGAGGGCACCGAAGCCGAAGCCAAGGCCAAGGCGATTGCTATAAGAGCCGGGTTTGTTAAGACTCAAAAGAAAACGGACTTGACACTTGCCGAGGCAATAGATAATTACATTGAAAATCGCCGGAACGTTCTGTCTCCGTCAACTCTTGCCGGTTATGGCTCTGTGAAGAAAAACCGCTTTAAGGCCGTAATGGCAAAGCCGCTGTCCGATATAAAGGACTGGCAAGCGGTGATTAACGCAGAAGCGCTCGTGTGCGCCCCTAAGACGCTTAAGAACGCATGGGGGCTTGTGTCACCGGCCATTAAATCCGCCGGTGTGGAGCTGCCCAGACTTACCCTGCCGCAAATTGTGCCTAAAGACCCGGTTTTTCTTACGCCGGAGCAGATACATGTCTTTATCGCGGCCGTCGAGGGAACGCCTGTCGAGATAGCTGCGTTGCTCGGCTTGCATTCGCTCAGGCGCTCAGAGATCGCCGCGCTTGATTGGTCAAATGTCGATTTGGAAAAGCGCACTATAAAAGTTTCCGGCGCAGTAGTCCCGGGAGAAAATTGGACGCTTGTTGAAAAGCCGTCTAACAAGAACGCCACTTCGACCCGAACAATACCTATTATGATACCGGAGCTTTATGACGCTTTGACGGCTGTTAAAAATAAGCACGGCAAGGTCGTAACATGCTACATTTCCACAGTATATGATTGGGTCAATGATATTTGCGCTGCTAACGGCTTGCCGAAGCTTGGCGTTCACGGATTGCGTCATTCGTTTGCTTCGTTAGCATACCATGTTCGCATGAGCGACCAGGCTGCAATGCAAATAGGTGGCTGGTCAGACTACGCGACAATGCGTAAAATTTACACGCATTTGTCTGCGCAGGATATAGGCCACGCAGAGAATGCAATGCGCGATTTTTACGACAATTTACCCAAGCAAGATTGATAGTTTACGCCAAAATTTACGACAGCATCGAAAAAGCACAGTATTATCAATGTCTTTTCGCTCTGCCGCAAAGGTTCGAATCCCTTACGGCGTGCCAAAAAGAGAAAATCCCGAAGTCGTTGAAACT